AAAAGCTAAATAAGTGGTTAGAAGAAGAACCTGAGTCTTTTTGCGATGAAGTGATGCTGAGAAATTACAAGCGAAACGAATTGCTGATTGACCTGTCTAAGATTCCAACTGAGTATCAAGAAAATATTCTAGATGCTTATAATAATACCCCCAAACGTGGTAGAGAAAAACTACTTAACTATTTTATCCAAAACCGCATGAAACAGTTGACCGAACATATACAGGAATTTTGAACATGGCTATTAATATCGAGAAGATGACTTTGCCTGAATTGCTACAGCATATCGGAGATTTGCCTGTTGCGAAGAAAGCAAGTGCATTGAAACAAATTGCGAATTTGACACCAGAATTAAAAACGGTTCTCAAATATACATTTCATAAGAATATATTATTTGAACTACCAGCTGGCGTACCTCCATACAAACCTATGGAAACTCCAGAAAATTGGGGGCACAATCGTCTACCAAAAGAATTGAGAAAGTTTCAGTACTTCATAACAGGAAGTAAATTGAATCCCATCAAAAAAGAATCAATGTTTATTGAAGTTCTTGAAAGTGTTTCGCCAGAAGAAGCCAAATTAGTTTTGATGATGAAAGAAAAAAAACTTACGTACAAGGGCATCAACCGAAAATTAATTGAGGAAGCATTGCCTGAAATCTTGCAGGGAGAATCAGAGTAACAAAATGGCAAAGACAAAAAAGTATTCCAGTTTCCGTGACTTCTATGATGGCGAAGGTCGCAAGGGGAAACCGAAGTTGGACGAATCTAAAAAACAAAAAGACAAGTTCAAGCACCAGACAAAGTTTATTGACCCTAAGAATCTCAAAGAAGATGATTGGGACGAGTATGAAGAATTTGATGAGTTAAAATGATATGTACTTATATAATGAAAACGGAAAGCATCTAGGTTGGTTCACATGGAAAGATGCCTACGAAGTGAGCAAAAACATTGACTTTGCTGTCTATTCTTTTGCGTTCATGGATAAAATTCCTAAGAACAATGTACTTCCCTTTCAACTGGAAGATACTTTTTATATCGGCATGTCATGTGGTAGATATTTCGATAAGAAGAATCATACACCAACAGGTGGTACCTATGCAACATATTTGCAGAAGCGACTTCTAATTCACAATAGTTATTTGTCAAAACTAAATTGCGAGAAGAAGTCTGAAATGTTTTTTGAACGTTACGATCCAGTACATCAGCCAGAGAAACAAAGATTCGTAAGCATTTCAGTTCCAGATGAAAAGATGGATGATTATGCAATTCGTGCATTTGTTAGTCTTGTTGAATCTGAACACGTTTACTTGTACACCAAACAATTTGGTGAACCTCCGTTATTGAATTTAGATGAACAGTACAAACCAAATCGTAAGAAAGATTCGATATCAAATCGTATAATGAGTTCTCCTAGTCTACTATCACATTTTGGATAAATTATGAAAAAAGAATTGGACGAAGCACTAGTAGCAAAGTATCCTAAGATTTTTAAGTATCGCCATGCACCGATGACGCATACTGCCATGTGTTGGGGGTTTGAATGTGGTGATGGTTGGTACAACATTCTTGATGTATTGTGTGGAAACATTCAACATCATGTGGATCAAAAACGTAAAGACCGTGCAAAATCATTACGATTTAATCGTGCATTGAAACGTGCGCTGGCTGGAGACACACGCCCAATTCAAATGCATTTCACATTTGGCAATAAAACAGAACCAGATGAATGGGCGATTGAATTTTCCAACAAAGCAATTGTAAGAGCAGAATTTGAAAAGGTTCCTCCACATATGCCATACATCACAGCAAGTCAAGTGAAAGAAAAGTTTGGCGGATTGAGTTTCTACACAAATGGTTATACCGATGTGATTGGTGGAATGATTAGCATGGCTGAGTCCATGTCATATCGTACATGTGAAGTGTGTGGTAATCCTGGTCGTCCAAACAACCGCGGATGGATTTCAACATTGTGCGACACCCATCGTCTGAAACGTGGCGAAACCCTTCCACAAGACGAAAAAGACGAAGAAGAAGACGCATAAAACCGCCGTCTAGGACGGCGTAGACCGTCTAGTGTACTGACACCCCTCCCCAGCCCTAAAAGCCGCCCAAAACCGGTTCTAGGGCTGTTGTTTTTTCCCCACAAAGTGTTGTTTTCTTGCAACAAAGAAAAAGTGTTGTATTTTTGCACAAAGCCCAAATAACCGTTGACGTACCCACCGAACCGTGTATAATAGAGACTTAGACAGACAAAAAGGAACATCAAAATGAACGAACAAATTGAAAAAATTCTGGTAGAACTGGATATTGATTTATATACCGACAAAGGTGTAATGATGACTCAGATATTAGTTCGCCCTAAAGACTTGCGCCAGTTCGCCGAGTTGATTGTTAAAGAGTGTATGTCTTTGGTGTCAGAGCCCGGCCCAGATATGAATGATACCGAACGTGGTATATTGGCTCAGATTAAAGAACATTTCGGAGTTGAAGAATGAAAGTCAAAACAGCAGTCAAGCGAGTTGAACAAGCAGTCAACTACGGCGAGTACGAGATGGCTAACCTCATGTTGAACAAGTACCGCCTCCGCTTTGGCAACCGGCACTTTACCTATTGGTTGCGTCTGCACATTGCCAATGGACTGTATTTTACTGCTAAATGATTTTATAATCTACACATTCAGTTGCAGAAAAACAACAGTATTGAAAATAGTTCTTGACATGTGTTCCCATTGTGGTATACTAGAGTCTAGAGATTGAGAAAACACAAGGACCCTATGAAAAACCCTAGCCACACAATGTACATCTACAAAGCTGACAAGCGGACCAAACTTGGCGAACGCCTTTTTAGCACCACTGTGTGGCGGCATCGTGATGCAGCCGAGATGGGTCGGGAAGTTCGTGCTTTGCAGCATAGTATTTATCCTGTAAGCATAGGATTCCGTATCGTTTTCTTTCCTACTCTGATGACGGTGAAGAGCCTGATGACTGGTCAAGACGTTGAGATTGACCGTGACACTCCTTGGTGTTGCAACCCAGCCAGCGAAACCTATTGGAGCATGTGATGCAAAAAAACAACAGAATTGAAAATAGTTCTTGACAATTACCAAGATTCTGTTATACTGTAGTCTAGAGATTGAGATTTAAAGGAAACAAAATGCGTACCAAGACCTACATTCCCGGCTTCAAGAATTCACAGAAAATCCGTTTGATGTTTGACGGACTCGGAATTTACACGACCGTTTCGGAAGTTGCTAATGTGTTTGCTACTACCGGGCACCAACAAGCTGCTAATGATGCACTGATTCGGTTGGCTCATATGCGATACATGGCTAAAAAAGATGGTGATTTGATTCCTTGTGGCCTTGGTATGACGAGTTACAATACCAATCCCAGTACACGAATTCAAGTCCAGGTTGATTTGCTATTCCCAGCTTAAGGAAATAAAATGTCAGTAATTTTAAAACCCAATCTTTCCTACGGAATGTTTTCTTCCGAAGGTAACTCAGCCGTTCATGGCATTGTCGTTACTGTCAGAGCAAACCCCGGAAAACTTTCTTGGGCTGATATTCAAAACTCTCTGATTGCTTTGTCTGACTCTGACAGTAGGTTCAGTGAAGCCAACGATACCGCAGTCCGGGAATATGTTTATGACCTTTGTGTCTGCTACACTTCCGATTGGATTGGGGTTTAATATGATTACATACAAATTTTATGTTGGTAAAGATGTTTATGAATTTGCCGCAGAGTCTAAACTGAATGCGATGGAAATGTGCAATCGTCAAGTGATTGATAAATTGGATTTGCATCCTATGGCATGGGCTGATGCTGGTCAGAATGCATTTTCGTATCAGTCTGGCAACTTTTTTGATTAAGGAAACAAAATGAAAATTGAAACAGCAATTGGTATTCTGAATAAAGAACGTGAATTTGAAGGTTTGAGTTTCTCGGACTTGTTGCAAGATATTCAAAACGAAGGTAAGATGATTTACTCCGAACGAGTGATGGAAGCCTTTGAACGGTTCATGACCGAGATGACGCCCGCTCAGAAGTCGCTGTTTGCACCTGTTGCAAAATAACAACAGATTCAAAAATAGTTCTTGACTTG